CGCCATTTGTCTTAGCTTTTTTCATACACTCTATTAATCTTTCTGATGCACTACCTTTTGATTTTTTCATATTATATTTCCTTCTTGTTCCTCCAGTTTTAAGAACTTTTCCTCTACCTGTGTCTGGAGATGATACATCAGATAATCCAAATACGTCAGCCATTATTTCATTTTTCTTTGTCTTCTTTTTTCTTTTCTATATTCACTAACTCCACCTGCAATAGCTCCAGCTACTCGCATTGCATTTTTAGTTTTTCGTTTCATTTTTGACTGTCTTCCTATCATGTCTCCTGCACCTGCGCCAGCTATTGCTCCTGCTATTGCTGCTGTCCTTCGCTCTTTCTTTTTTTCTGCTTGAGTCATCGATCTACATTTTTTTGCTTTAGCATCATATAATTTACCTTCTCCACAATTAGGTCGATAGTTTGCTGGCCTTGTATTATATGGCCCTTTTTTTCTTTTTGTTTTTGACATAATATATTCCTATTTCCAGTTTATTCGTTTAGAGCTCGTTTTCTTTTTCATTGCAGAAGTACACTGAGCCATTGTAGGTCTACAAGCTGGGTATCCTTTTCGTTTTTCGCCTTTACGTCTACCACAAGGTTTTCCTGTTTTACAATCTACCCAGCCTTTACCTTGATTGCGAGAAAACCATTTCTTTAATCCTTCTTTTGCCATTACTTCTTTTTTCTATGAGGAATTGTTTGGACTTTAAAAGAAGCAGTTAAACTAGCACCTTTATGTGCTTTATAACCACCTCTGGGATTTTTCATAAGCTTTACACCTCTACCAGATTTCATCCAATGATAACCTTTAGGAGCTTTTACATTTTTGTTCATTTCTTTTTCCTTTTTTTACTTGAGTTACCCCAATTAGCAGCTCCTACTTTACGACATTTAACTAATGCCCCTGAAGCATATGCTGATGGCCAGACTTTATATCTAGCTTTTACTTTATGATAACAAGCATCTTTCTTAGACATTTAACATTTCCACCTTCTCCTAGCTGCGCAGATTCTTTTCTTAGGTGTTTTTTTGCAATTTATTCCATGCATTCTCATTTGACCTTCTGATCTACTACAATAGGATTTTCTTCTTTTAGCAGATTTACTTCCCGGTTTTACTTTACCAGTTACTGCTGTTTTTAATTTAGAACCCGGATTTAGTCTCCTATAAGCACGAACACCAGCAGCTGTCATTCCCGCTCCAGATTTAGTAGAGCGAAAATTCTTTTTATTTTTTGCTGGCATTTTACCTTTAGCCATTTTACAATCCCATCCTTACTAATACTTTTTCTAACTTATCTCTTAGTGTTGTTAATTCTGAATATAAAAACTTAATATGTTTATCTACATCAGAAGAACTTGATTTAGCAGATTTTTTATTTAATACTACTTTTTTACCTGCTACTTTTATTTGTTTTTTCTCAGCCATTATACACCTAGTTTAGATAATAGAACTTTTTTAATAATTTTCCAAAGAGCTTCTAATATAGCTTTTTCTGTTTTTTCAGATATAATAGGAATATCAACTGCTTTATTAATTTCATCAATTAATTCATCTTTAGTTGCGTCACCTAATAATTCATCTGCTATCATTTTCTTTAACATTACATTAACCTCATTATTGTACTTACGATTATAGGAAAAGTTACTAATGCTACTCCTCCCCAAACTTGCATTCTTGCTATTTCAACTTCATGCCTTCCTACAGAACCATTTAATTTAGCTAAATGTTTTTCTATTCTATTTAAAGTTGAATATATATTTTTTAATTTTTCATCGTGCCTTGCGTAGACATTTTTATAATCTTTGTTTTCCATTAATTTACACTATCTGCTTGAGATTTTGAACCTTGACCATTATTGAAATAAGATATTTGTTGAATTTCATCTTTTTCTTGTTGCTTTATTTGATTATTAATAACAATAGAATATAATAAATCTAAATGTTTTATTAAAGAGTTAACAGTTGGAATTTCTACAATTACTTTTTTTTCTTCTGCTCTGTTTTGTTGAGCGTTATATATTTCTAACAATTTCATTATCTATTACCATTTCCATTCATTCTAGACATAATGCCATCCATCCTTGAAAGTTGTTTTTCCAAATCTGCTATAGATTCCATAGTCTGCTCATATCGCCTATCCCTTACAGCATCAGAGTCATTCCACCTATTAATTAATTTTATAATCATTCCTTCCATATTATTAATACTTTCAGATTGACCTTTATTTTCTACTTCTAAATTTTTTAATGTATCTTGTTGAGCATCTGATTTTTTTGACAATGATATTACAAGATAAACAAACATAGCTCCGACTACGCCTATCATACCTGCTTCTCCATATACTGCCATAAAATCCATTACTTACCTCGTTTTCTTTTTCCCCAACTAAGAGGGTTTATGTTAAATTCTTTTTCATAGAATGCGACTTTTTCTGCCAACTCTGCTCTTTCAGCCCTTTCTTCCACGATATGTTTACTAAGTAAATCCCCAATTTGCTTATCAGCATTAGCCAACTTATCTTCCAATGTTTCCAATCTAGTCTCAACCCTATAGTAACCATAGACCAAAGCACCAATAATGGCAATGCCTTGAAATATCCATCTGATATTGATAGAAATAACAGCGTTATCATCGACAATAGTACCTCGGTAGCTTCTAGCTGTTTTAACTTGTTCACTCATTTTTTCCTTACAATTTCCCACCTACTATGAACAAAACACCAATTATCAGTATTAAATCTTATGTGGTCAGAATAAAAGTGAGAAGTAGAATCTTGATCTAAAACTTCTACAAATGTGTACATTGAATCTTCTGCATTAATATCTATATTTCCTACAGACCATCCATTATTACAACTACTAAACATAAGTATAGTAAACACGAATATTATAACTCGTACTAATATTTTTATCGTATTCAACTTTAAAATCTCCATTATCTAATTTATTAATTTTTTCGTTCATTTACTATTAACCTTCTTCTACTATAGCAGCTACAATACATTGAACATTTCCTTCTCCAGCACTTTCTCCATCAGCATCTCCACTTATAACATGAAGATTAGCAATTGTACATCCGGGTTTACAGTAAAAACTCATACCAGCTGGAACTTCCAAAGCATCAGTAGCATTATGAGCTGAAGCTCCACCATCAAATACTATATAGACACTCTCATTTGTTCCGGTAGATCCATCTGTTGTTCCAGTATTTTTTATAAATAAAAATTTAACTTTATCTGAAGTTGCTGATGTAGCTAAAGCAGTTGCAGATGCTTTTCCTGCTGATTGGACTACTGAATCAGTTCCTAATAAATCTGCACTACTATTTGTAACATTAACTATTTTTATAACCCATCCCTGAGTTGAAGAAGGTACAACGCTAAAATTTAAATTTCTTAATGTTTTTCTAAATACACTATTTAATACAGTTGCTTGTAAACTCATTGAAGCTGAATCTGCCATATTGTATCCTTATTTTAATTCCGTTATTACATGATTAACTAATTTATGTTTACCTACTATCATTCTACCAGTTCCTCCTCCATGTCTAGATTCACACTCATCAACATATAATTGTTCAATAGTATCCCAACTATCACTTCTTCTAACTATTTCACCATCTAATACTAAAAAGTATTTATACCTACTAGGATAAGTCAGGGTTTCAACATCACCATTAGGATATGTCTTGGTACGAGTAGCACCCGGAGTAGTATTCCTATAAAGTTTTAAATCAAAACCCTGAGAACTTTTCCTAATCAACATTACTCTGATTCTTCCTCTGAGTTTAATGATTCTCTAAGCATCTTAATAAACGCTTCTTTACCAACAGACAATTGGTCAGCAATAAACTGATTACTGTTCTGCTTGTTCTGAATGTCGTTTATATGATTTACCATCATCTTTTGCTCGTCAGTCATATCCTCTATGATATACTCTTTATCATCTAAGTTCAAGACTGGCTTCTTTTCTTTTTTTGCCATGTTGGACTCCTTGTTTGTTATTTACTTTCTAATTCTTTTACTCTTGCAGTTAACTCTTGTACTGATTTAATTAACGGTGCGATGAATTGAACATAATCTGCACCAAGTTTCTCAGGATTGTCATCTTTAATACCAGCAAAGTCCTCATTACCACTTTCTTTCAATACCTCTTGAACCTCTTGTGCTATTATACCATATTTGATTTTTCCATCTTTTTGTTTATCATCGATAAAAGTATAGCTAACTGTCCTTATTTTATTGATGAACTCCAATCCTAAATCACTATCATCGATATTCTCTTTAAATCTTCTATCAGAAGTATTGATTGTTCCGTTAGCATACAATACAGCCGCTCCGTCTTGAGCTGCGTAAACTCTATCTACTGAAGTATTCCCTAGAGTTACTGAATCATCTGCTTGCCCTTCTGCACCTTTACCAATTACTATTTGGTTAGAGGCACTAGCATTATTTGTTTTTGCTTGATAGCCTATTAAAGTGTTGTTAGAGCCTCCAGTAATATCGTGAGTTCCAGTTGCACCAGCTTGATAACCTAATATTGTATTATTTGAACCGATTGTAATATCATTTCCAGTTTGATAACCAACTGCTACATTAGAAACACCTGAAGTCAAGGCTTTA